CGGCGGAAGCCCAGAACGAAGTCCGCGCGGCTGCTGAAGTCGAGCGCGAGCTGAACAAAATCCAAATCGCTCAACTTGCGAAGGAAGAAGCTGCACGCGCAATCGCCGAAGATCGCAAGCGCGCCGCTGAAATTACCGAATGCGGTAATGGATTCCGCCGCAACCAGGCTGAGATCACGAAGGCCATCGAAAGCGGCCTCTCGATTGACGACTACAAGCGCCAACTCCTCGACAACATGAAAGCCGAAAATCCCGCCTATTCCGCCGGACGCGTTGAAGTCCTCAGCGAACCCGTCAAGAAGGGCACTCGCCAATACCTGCAAAGCACCTGGGCCGAAAACGCCAAGCGTGCTCTCGGTGATCGTGGCCGAAACATCGTTGTTCCCACCTACTCGGAAGCTCGCGAGTTCTCGCGCAACTACATCGGCGGATCGCAAACTCCGTTCCACCGCTCCTTGACCGGATCCGTTACGCTCGTTGACAAGCTCGCCATCGATGAGGGCATCGGTATGCCGATCGTAGAGGAAGTCGTCGCGATGTATCCCGAAATCGCAGTCTTCCCGGTTGATACCATCTCCGGTGATACCGTGACGCTCTCGATCCAAACCGGCAATCCCTCCGTCGGATATCGGAATGCCAACGAAGGAACCTCGGCCAAGAAAGGCACGTTCGCCTCGCGGATCTTTCAAACCTCGATCATCGAGCAGTTCATTAACGTGGACATTCAAGGCGTTCTCAACGCCAGCAAGGATCCGGCTCGCGTTCTGACCGCCGAAGCCCGCAGCGTGACGAAGGCAGTGCTTAGCCACATCGCATACCAGCAGTGGTATGCTGGCACGGTTCAGGCAAATGTTGATTCCAAGGCGGCCCCAGGCTTCCTTGCCCAATCAAACAGCGCCGCAACCCACGTTGTCGATGCTACCGGTTCCACGGCCAAAACCTCGGTCTGGGTCATGGAACTCGGACAAGGCTTCTGCGACCACGTCTACGGCAATGACAACACCCTCCTGTTTGGTGAAGACTGGACCGAAGAGACGGTTGACGATGCCAACGGCAACAGCCTCCGCTGCCTTCAGAACTGGATTTCGGGCCGTGTCGCTCCTCGCCTCGCTGACAAAAATAAAGCGCTGCGCATCAAGAACGTCGCAACAGATTCGGGCAAGGGCCTCACCGACACTCTCCTTGCGAAGGCATTCCGCCAAGCTCGCGAACTCGGCATGAACCCCAACGCGATCTTCGCAACGCCTCGCTCAATCGAGCAGCTCCAGGTTAGCCGCACCACCTACTCGCCCATCGGCGCTCCCGCTCCGATGCCCGAAGAGTATCAAGGTGTCCCGATCTATCAAACCATCAACCTTTCCAACGCGGAGACGGTCTGATTTAACCCATCCTGACAACCCCAACTACACAAGACCATGTCACAAAAAGTTAATCGCCGGAACAAAGCAGACGCTCTCCTGAGCGTGACCAAGGCGCTCCCCGCCGCCGCTGCCAACAACGACTCCGATGAAATCTACATCGGGCCTGCTGGACCGCATCGCGAAGGCATGAAGCTCCGCGCTTCGTGGCCCGCCAACACCGTCCTCGTCGCCACCAAGCTCCTCACGCTCACTCTCAAGAGTGGTGCAACTGGCGCTCTGGCCGCCGAAACCGATCCCACTGCTACCTACGTCATTACCGGTGATACCGGTTTCGCCGCCGGCTACGTCGATTTCGAACTCGGCCAGAACGTCGGCGAATACGTCGCGGTCAATCAAGCCGTCGAAACTGGCGGTGGATCCAACATCGCGACCAGCTTCACCTACACGGTGGTCTGCTAAAAAATCCCGCTCATGCCCGCAGTAAATTCGAACGCGAAAGCCGACGACGCACCGGGGGAGGTTCCGCCTCTTCCCTCCCCTGGTGCGACTGCGGACAGGGTTACCCGCATTCAGCGCATCGTTGACATTGTTGAAATGCTCAACGGAACGCCGGACCAAGAGACGGTTATCGAGGACGAGCGGAAGAACCTCACAGCATTTATTGCTGAGGGTCTCGACGCAAGCCTAACCGCCAAAGTTAAAGCCATCCTAAAATGAGCTATGCAACCCTCGATCATCAAGCAGCCCTTGCCGATCTGATCGCGTTTGAAGGCAAAATGATCGAAATCGACGGCGTGAAAATGAGGGCAATTATCGAACAAGGCGACACCTCCTTTGAGGCTAGTGAATTCGGAATCGACAACCGCGAAAGCACACTCACCGCTACGATCTTAAACAGAGGCACGACGCCGCGCAAACAAGCGCCCGTCTTTTACAAAGGGCAGAAATATCGCATCACGGCAATCAAGCCCGAGGGCGAAAGAATCCTTTCCATTGATCTGACAAATGATTGATACCACCCCAGACCTCGCAGAGCGAGTCGAGGATAGCATCGCGCGAGTTTTCCGCGATGCCTTCCCGGGTATCCTCATTGCCACCTCCAGCAAGCCGGTAGATCGCGTTGGAACCTCCATTGGCATCAAGGCCGAAAGCGGCGCAGAAGAGCCAATCGGAACGAACATGTTCCCCATCTCCATCGACATCGAGACGCGCAATCTTGATGCACAACAACGCGAACTCATGCGCGAAATGATCGGCAATGCCGACTCTGCCAAGCAGACGGTTTCCGCTTACTCTGCCAAATCCTTTTCCATGCCGCGAGGCCAAGCCGTCGAAATGATCGGCGCAGCTCGCACGGTCGAGAACGAAAACGACCGCATCATCACCTATTCTCTTGTCGCCACAATCCAACCCATCTGAGCCATGCCCACTCCTACTTTTGTCTCTGCAACCAATATGATCAAAGGCGTCGTCGCTACGGAAACGGCGATCAATATCTCCGATTTCCGCCAAGGCTGGACCAACGAAAAGATCTTCATCGAAGACAAAGGCGGATCGCCGACTGGTTTTGTTTACAACTTCCTGACTGCGACCACCTGCACAATTACCGGGGAGGTCAACACCTCCGCTCTGTCTGGCATTCTTGGTGTCGCTTTCGGAACTGCCGAAACCATCGCAAATTCCGTCTCTGGCTACGGCATCACGACAGGCGGGTTTTACATGGATGACATCGAAATCAGTCAATCGCGAGGCGCCTTGGCAACTGCTACGGTGAACTTCACCAAGCATCCTGATATCACCTGAGGATGAGCGAAACAAAAGGGGCGGGAGTTAATATCATCCCAACGCAATGTCCGCGCTTCTTCGCGGCTTGTGTGACTGCTGGCGTCGAGCTGGAACCTGGAACCCCAGGCGTCTCCAACGTCTATTCCAAGGGCGTGACCTACGATCCCGACGAGCCGGGAACGATCAGCTATCACCTCGACAATAAGACCGTCGGCCCCTTGTCGCTCGCCAAGGTCTGGCGGGATCCGTCGCAAGACATGACCGAAGCCGCAGCCCTGCCGGCGCGAATGATCAGCGCAAGGACAGAGGACCATTGGCAGCAGATCGCCGACGATCTGGAATTGCTGCACGTTTATTGTGCCATCGCGCACATCAAGTCATTCGCCGATGGGAAATTCGCCATTGGAATGCGTGCCGTTACCGACGAGGAGGAGCGCGCCGCACAAATGCTCTCCGACATGCCCGATGTCATCCGCAACGCCACAGGCAGGCGCAACGGAGGAAAGATCGCTGAACGTTTTGATGCCATCTGGATGCCCGCCATGTTCGCATGGGTAAAAGCATGGGTGGCCAATTACCTAGAGCTGAAAGACATCTGGAAAGCCGCCAATCCCGCAATCAAGATCGAGCGCGAGGGCTTTCCGCTCGTCATCCCGAAAGGTCCACAATTTGAGAAACTAGCCCGTCGTTGGGTCAAATAACCAAAAAAGAAGCATGAGTGAAATCACCATCGAAGACATCGAAAAAGAAAACAGCGTCACGCCTGACATCGTTGCCGCACGTAGCCGATCTTACCAGTTTAAAGGGAAGCCCCTCAAGCCCTTTTCAAAATCCCGTTCCACCGCCGCGCGATGCATGGGCAACTCCCTTTTCCTCGGTCGCGCAAGGCCGGATGAAAACGGAGTCTGGGACCAGATCACGCTCGACTCCATCATGGTTGTCTGGCTCTGTTCCGTAGACGATTCCCGCGTTGCCCGTGCCTGTCTCAATCGCGATCAAGCGATCATCGAGATGATGGCATGGTGGGACAAGGAGGGCGGAGAAATCGGCGGAGCGGAGGAGATCGAAGCCGTCCAGCTTCTCAACATGATCTGCGAGGATATTCAGACCGTCTCGGCATCTGTTGAATCTCCCTCCGGTGGCCGCGACACCTCCAACGTGGGGGAGTGATCGGGAGCGATGCTGACTACGTTTCGACCGTAGCAGCAAAGCTCCCCGGCCAGACTTGGGCATACTACATGGACGAACTGCCGCTCTGCATCGGTATGCAATTGCGGAATGCGGACCTTTTCGAGCGCGGCTGCGACATTGTGCCACCAGGCAGGAGCGCATCGGCAAAGATGCAGGAGATCCTTGGCGAACATGCGGAAGCGTGGTTTAGTTGAGCATGGACAGAATAACGGCATCGGTAGACGTTCGCGAGTTTATGGCTGCATTGCAGGCATACGAGAAGGAATCGTCGCGAGATTTGAAAACCGTTGTGAAATCAACAGCAATAGATGTTGCGTTTAAAGCCAATCAATCAGCAACGGCAGCAAAGAAATCGTCGATTCCCAATCTGAAAACCGGGCTTTTTAACGCGCTGGCAGCAAAGGCCGGATTTACTCGCGGCAATGGCAACCAAAGGGAGGCCCAACGCCTTTATAATCGCCGCATCTCCGCGATCAAATACAGCAAATCGCTGTTTCTGAAAATGGCGCAGGATCTTGGCGCAAAGGTCGCATCGCTTCGCAAGAAGATCGAAAACGCAGGAGCGGAGGACAAAGGCACGATTTTGATTCCGGCCATTGAACTTACGATTGAAGGCGTTGACATGGATCACGCCAGCAAAGTCCTAGCGCCAGCATTGCAGGAGGGCGTCAATAAAAGCGCGGCTAAGATGCGCCAGCGAATCGCGGACAAGATCGCCAAACGCGCCCAAGCTCACTCAGGCAAAAGACGGTAATGCAACGGTTTTCGATCAAACAGCTTTCCTCGATGTTTCGCACCAACCGCGAGACGGTCGAAAAACGCGCATCGCACCTGGGGCTGAAATACGAGGATGGGGACAACGGCGCAAAACTCTACGACATCTTTGAGATCGCTCAGCTTCGCCCTCCACCAGCTCGCAGTGAAGGCGCGATGTCCTTGGAGGAGGCAAGGACGCGAGAGGCTAGAGCGCGAGCGGAGGGGCTGGAAATGGACAATGCCCGGAAGCGCAGGGAGCTGGCCAACGTAGACGAGCTAATGGCCGCTCAAAATGTCCTCTTTGACGAGATCGCCGCGATGATCAAGAAATCGAAAATGACCGACGCCGAAAAAGAGGATTGCTTGAGCGTGATCTCCTCGGTTCCTCGGAAGTGCTGGGGCGAGCTTTAAACGTTACCGGGAGGCGGGGGCGCTTTCCCAATTGCCGTAGACAGCCCTGCCGCTTCCAGCTTGGCATTGTCCGCCTCATTCTCGGCAATAATCTTGTCGATATTGAGGCCGCGATCTTTGGCCGCACGCTCTCTGGAATTGAGTGACAAGGCAATTTCCCGCTCGATGGCCTCGATGTCGCCGACAGGATCGACCCAGGTCCACGTCCTGCCGGAAAACTCGACATGGGACAGGCGGTCGAAATCAAGGAGGGTATAGCCTTCAATCCTACCCATCAAGAGGGCCATGCGGAGCCAACGCTCAAAAAGCGGAATCTCAAACGTGTCGATGAACCAAGAGTGGAGAATCTTGTAGATGTCGCGCTCTGAAAGGACGCCCTGCCGGATAGAAGAATACGAAACGCCCTCAAGATCCTGCGCCCATGTGTTGTAATTGACGTAGATGCCGGGGGAGACGCCGCGCAGAATGGCCTTGCGGAAATCAGGCATAGCGCTGTTGGGATGGGCCGGATCAATCATCTGGGCCTCGACGCCATGCGGCAGCGTCTCAAACGTGCCTGGTGCGGAGGGCGCAATGGCCTTGCCGTCGTCGTCCTCATCGCCAGTGTATTGCGCTTCTCCGGTCTGCTTGAAAAAGCCAAGCTTGTTTGCGCTGATACGGGCGGCGATGACCTCGGCCTCTTCAAATTTGGCAAGATGCCGAAGGCGAAGGAGCGCGTTGGCAAGCCAAGAGTAGCCTTGGCTCTGGTTGATGCGTCGAGCCAAAAAGGTGTGGATCATGTTATCGGACCCAACGGCGAACGTTTCGCGCGTATACCTGCCGCTCTTAGGATCCATTTTCCTAAGGTGGTATCTGATCGGCTCGTCCCACTCGTCGAACTCGACGCCCATGTAGATACGAGCGGCATCGTTCCGGTGATGCGGATCGAGCGCGTCGATCTCGATGCCCTGCGCGGCAAAGCGGAAATCGTTTTTCGGAAAGCCCTCGATGGTGCGTGTCAAAAAGCCACCATCGCGAACGGCAGAGCGCAAGGCTAGACGCTCGAAAGCAGCGCGTGAGAACTGGCGCGTAACGTCGAAATTGCCACGCCGGGAGAAATCCTCCCACGCCTCCTCAACCTTTGCTCTCGCGTTGTTATCGGCGCTGTTTGACAAGCCCTTTTTGCTCCTCGCATCTGCTCGACGGGCGAGCGATTTCATGCGAATACCATGCTGGCCGATGACGTTGGATTCCAAAGCCATCAACGCGCCCTCGATGTAGCCATCATTCCGCTCAGAATCCCGCGCACGGTCGCGCAGTGACTTGGCATCCTGCTTGATCGCGTTATCCGCTGGGCCTGTCCCGGCAACCCAATCGTTGGTGTATCGAGTTCCCTTGGCCGCGTCAAAATTACGAAGGCGGATTGGCTTATTGTTGGGACCGTAAAGTAATGGTTTCATTCAAAGCGGGAGTAAATGGTTCGACCGTTGGAAAGCCCTGCATCAGCGCGAGCCTTGGCGATCTCGGTGTCGAGGTCGCGCCGGTATTTGGTCAAAAGCTCGCGAGCGTCCATCAAAGAGATTTTGGTAATGGGAACACCTCCGACCGTGTAAGTCTCAAGTCCTCGGCCTTCGTCATCGCTGATTCGGCCCTCAAGGTGCGCTTCCAAAGCCTTGACCATCTTCCGCGCATGACTCGGCAGCGGAGCGCGATCCGGCGGGGCTTGCAGCGTGATATTGCCTATGGACTCAACCGACCGAATCCCGGCCACCTCGAGCGTCAGCGCAACAACGTAAATCCCGGCTGGCAGGTTTGCCGTCTTTTCGGGCGGATAGGTAGCGGTTGCCGTTCTTTCCGATACTGACAGCGGAACCGTGACAACGTCGCCAGTGTCAATGCTGCGAAAGTGAGCCGATCCTGTAGCGCCTGACGTTACAGTTGCCGTAAATTCGATGGATTCGCCGCAAAAGGCGCGGGAGGGTAAAGCTGCCATGTCGATGACTCGACAAAACAAAGCCCGATTTCAAGGGCTTTTGGTTAATCGGCTACGAAATCGAGCGTATATTCGCGCTCTTTACCTCGATCTGGCACGTTCTTGGCCGCATATTCAGCGTATTTTTTGGCAATCGTGGCAAAGGCAATGTCGAGCTTTTTGGCTGCGGCGATATTGTAAACGCGAACGTCGAGCGGTTCGTTCCGGTCGCGCTTGTCCTTTTTGTCGAAAAACTCGTAGAAGCTTCCGTCTTGTCCTTTTTTCAGCGTGACCTTCTCGATCAGCAGGCGCTGGAAATATTCCGGCGTATAACCATGGCCGCTGGGAAAATGCATGTAATTATGCGGGAACGCGGAAGATTTGCGATCTTGGCGGAGGGCAGCGTTCTGGTAGATCATGCTCTTGCATTCGTGAGTGCCGATCTCAAAGAACGTCCCTCGCTTTTCCCTCTTGGGCTGCGAGACAATGGGCTTGCCAAGCACGGTCGAACCGAAGATCGCAAAGACGCCGCGAGCCTGTCGGACCTTGGTAAAGGCTAGCACTTGGGCCTGCCGATATTTCGAGTCGATGAAAACGGAGGCGACTCGCAGCACCTTGCCGCACGGGTGCAGGAATTCGGTCTGGAGCAGCGCATCGAGCTTTTGCCACACTTCCGGCTCCATCGTGCCCCCGCTCAGAATGTGATACCCTAGTCCCCAAGTCTGGCCGTTCGCACCGTGGCCGACAAACTCAAACTCCAAACGGTCGCCTTGAACGTCGCAACCTCCGGTGACGACCAGAACGCCGGCAGGAATCTTGAACTGGTTCTCCGTAACGCGCTCGAGGTAGTCGTAAGCCTCCTGAGCAAGGCCCACCGGATCCGGCATCTCCTCCTCGGGCGCCTGGTAAGTTTCAGCGTCGAAGGTGTTAATCAAGACGCGCTTTGCCTTCTCGCGATTGTCTGCCGCCTCGATCTTCAGCTCCTCGACCGCCGCCCAATGCAGATGACTCGCGAATCCCTTTTGCGGCGGGTGCGGTGACATCATCCGCGAACCGTGGAAACCAGCGATTCCATTAAACGGTCGCGTGGCCTGCCATCTGCCGTTCCGAATCATCTCCATCCGCTCCGCATCGGTGATTCGACATTCGCTCTCGGGGCATTCAATCCATGCATCCTCGGGCTTATTGCGGTCATATTTCAATTGGCGGCGATGCAGGACAAACTCCTTGGCGCAATGTGGGCAGGGCGCGATCCAGACCCGCCAATCGCTTTGCAGCATCAGCGCCTCAATCTTGCTCTTGCCCTTCACGGATGGGTAGCTCGCGGCGATCTTGATTGTGTCCGAATATTCGGAACCTCGGACCCAGAAGATCTCGAGCGGGTCGCCTTCGTCGCTCTCGGTCGATTCGATGGCGTCGATTTCGTCGGCGAAAAGGAAGTTTCCCTTCGCTCTTCGCATCTCACCTGGAGCATTGGAACCGAAGGCATTTACAAGGCCACCAGGGAAAAGCTTGTGGAGGATTGTGTTGCCGCTTTTGCGCCGGCCAGAATCGTCGCCGATGAGCGAGGCAAGATCGGGCGTCGGATTAACCAGCTCGCCCATGAGCGTCTCCTTTGACCATTTCTCAGTCTGGCTAATCGTTGGATACATGACCAGAACGCGGCGAGGAGCCTCGGCGATGCTATGGCCGATCTGGTTCATCACCACCTCGGTTTTTCCCATCCGGCTGGCCAGCATGTAAACCGTCATCTGCACGCGCGGATCGTAGGGAGCCTCCATCATTTCGCGTTGATACGGCGCAAAGTCGAACCGGAAGCGCCTGCCGCCTTCCATGCGTCGGACCTTCTCCGACCATTCCGGCGCGGTCATTGTTCTCTGAAATCTAAAGGCACGCTCTAAGTGCCGAAGAGTCCCCCGGTAATACCGATCAAGTGCCGCCTCGTTCATTTTTTGGAACCGTCAAACAGGTTGCCCGTGGCTCAACAATACCGGAGCCAACGTTACCAATTGAGAGAATTGCGTCTCAGTGCCTCGCGAAAAGGTCAAGAGCGCCGCAGTTGGCAGTGCCACGCTAGCCGCGTCGAGCAATCGCAGAACCTTGGACGTGTCGAGCGTCATCGTCACGCCAATAGGGCCAATAAAGGTCTCGGAA